AGCGGGATTTGTGGAAATGTTGCGGGCAACGATGACGGCAGAACAATACGAACAAGAGGCCAACGGGAAATTTATCGACGTTGCTGGGGCAATGTTTAAACGCCAATGGTTTGATTATATCGACGCACCCCCGGCCGGGTTGGATTGGGTTCGGTACTGGGATCTCGCCGCATCGATAAAAGAATCCGCCGACTATACCGCCGGCGCCCGAGTTGCGTTCGATGATAACGGCGTATTGTATATTGATGATGTAATCCGAATTAAGGCCGAATGGCCCGACGTCCAAAAACTCATTATTCATACGGCGTTATCGGAACCCGGCACCGTGTTGGGTATCGAAGAGGCGCTCCACGGGTTAGCCGGGTTACAGGAATTACGCCGGCGCCCGGAACTGATTACCACCACGATCCGGGGGATTCGGGTGGATCGTGACAAAAAAGCGCGGGCAATGCCATGGGCGGCGCGGGCCGAATCGGGCAAATGTAAACTAATCCGCGGCGATTGGAATCGGGTGTTTTTGGATGAGTTGGTTTCGTTTCCCATGGGGTCCCATGACGATATGGTGGACGCCGTGAGCGGCGCCGTTGGGATGATTGGAACCGGTTCTATAGATTGGGGTTTCATGTAATGGCAATTGAAGCGATTCCGGGGTGGGTAAACGCGTTGCAAAACGCGGAATCAGTTGGGGGAACCGTTGGGGCGTATGGGGTTGTACCCGTACTATACCGGGCGGTGAATTTGCGGGCGGATGCGTTATCCAGCGTTCCATATTTAATTACCCGTAAGGGCGTCCCGGTGAATTGGCCGTTTAAATCGGCGTTGCCCAATCTCATCCGAGATACCGAACGGGCGCTATTACTTAAGGGCGCCGCGTATTGGTTGCGATTGTTCCGGGGGAACGTGTTGATTGGGTTCCAGCAGTTAAACCCCAATACCGTCCGGGTATATCCACACGGGGAATTTGACGCGGCGGACCCGTTGGCGTTTTTGCGATTTGAACAACGGATTAGCGGCAAACAATACGGACCATGGGGAATAAACGAAATCGTCTATTTCCGGGAACCGTCATTAGTCGACGATTACGGCCCGGGGTTGGCGCCGGCGGCGGTTGCCCTCCAATCGGCGCAATTATCCCACTATATCGAACGATTCGCGTCGGCGTTTTTTGAACACGGCGCCCAACCCGTCACGATCATGTCAATGCCGTCCGATATGGCAGAAAACGAATTCAAACGGTTCAAACTGGAATATATGAACCGGTTTATTGGGGTATGGAACTCATTCCGGACGTTGTTTGTACGGGGCGGGGACATTAAGGCCCAATCAATCACTCCAGCGTTAAAAGATTTGATGTTAAACGATTTAGCCGAACGGGTAAACAATTCCGTTGGGACGGTATTTGGCGTACCCCAAACCATGTTGGAGGCTAGCGCCGCCAATTACGCAACGGCCAATAGTGATCGCCAATCATTTTGGCGGGAAACGATTATTCCCCGTTTGTCGGTTATTCAGCAAATCATTAACGAACAATTATTATTCCCGCTGGGGTACGAACTCACATTCCAACCCGAAACGTTGGACGTGATGCAAACGGATGAGGCCCAACGGGCGGGTTCGCTATTGCAATTGGTACAGGCCGGGGTACCATTGGCCGGCGCTATGGATATTTTGGGGTACAAAAACATCGAAGATGTATTACAGGTAAATACGTCAAATAACGCCGGGGTAATCGACCCCAACGCCCCCAAAACGCCGGAACCGCTCCCATCGGAACGCACAACGCCCGAACCCGCCCCGCTCCCCGAATACCCGTTTGAAGTTGCATACGCAACGGCGCAATTTCTAGACGATTTAACCCGCTGGGAACAAAAAGCAATCCGGCGGTTAAAATCGGGCGGGGATGGTACCAAATTTGTCGGATCATCGATACCGGCGCCGCTGGAATTGTATATTTCTCATTCCCTCAAATCCATCACCGAACCGGCGGAAATCCGGGCGTTTTTTGCGGGGATTAAAGCAACCCAAAAAATCCGGGCGAATGAGAAAAAACTATATAACAAACTGGTTCGCATTTTGGCAAGCGCCGGGGACGTTTGGGCGCGTCAAGTATTGGCAGATGGAAACGGGGACGATCCGAATTTATCCCAGTTAATCAAACCGGCGATGGTTAGCGAACTAACCAATGTCGCAAATACCCGCATCGATGCGTTGGGTACACAATTCCAATACCCCATGGGGGCGGAACAACGGAATACCACGGTTAACGGGTATTTAGAAACGTATTTACCCAAGTTTGGTTTGGAGATTGATAGAACAACCAGCGACGTACTAAGTAAAGCAATTGCGTTATACCGTACAACCCCGGGAATGACGATTACCGATTTGCGGGACGTATTAACCCCGGCGTTCGGGGAAACCCGCGCCGCAACCATCGCAATTACGGAAATTACTAGAGCGTCAACGCAAACAACGAACTCATACGAAAAGTTTTTAAACGACGCCGGTATTAAAACCGAAATGGTTTGGAATACGGACGCCGACGAACTAGTTTGTAGGATTTGCAAACCATACGATAACAAACTAATTGACGTATGGGGAATTGATTCGCCCGAGGGGCCGCCCGCTCATCCCAATTGTCGTTGTGATGTTACATTGCGGCTGGTGAAATAATGGAAATACGTGTTGATATTTCGGGCGCGTTTACCAGCGAACAAATAGGGCGATTGGTAAAAGTGGCAACGCTGGCGTACGGGCAATTTGTGCGGACGGAATTAAGCAACCAAAAACCGGGGCGCCCGGCCCGGGGCGCGTTTGTGTACAAATCGGTAAAACAACGCCGTTTTGTATATGCCAATATCGAAAACGGGAATATTAAAGTTCCCTATATCCGGGGCCGTGGTTCAAAATTGCGGGCGTCCCAAACGTTAAATAATTCGTATAGGGTGGATTTGGACGGGAACCGGGCGGTTCTAACCTCATCCGCCGATTACGCGCCGTTTGTGGTTGGCGATCAGCAAGCGCCAATTCACGCCGGCCGCTGGCAAACCGCCCAAACGGCGGCGGAAATCGTTGGGGAACGGGATTTACCAACCATCGTGGAACAACTGTTTAATAAGGAATTGGGGGCGTAATTATGGCAACTTATACACCCCCGGCCAATGTCGCCCGCAATGCACAAAACGCCCTAGACGAACGGGAAAAACAACCTCCCAGTAAGCGGGGGATGACACTAATTGGGTTAGCGCGGGCGCGGCAATTGGCGAACCGGGAACCGGTATCGATGGAAACTATTCGGCGGATGGTTGCGTATTTTGCCCGTCATGAAATAGACAAACAGGGCGCAACATGGGACGAATTGGGGCCGGGGTGGCAAGCGTGGAACGGTTGGGGCGGGGATGAGGGACGGAATTGGGCGCAATCGATTATAGAGGGGGAAACGATGGAAACGAAAACCGGGAGCCGACATTCGGAATACGATATGAACATAATCCGCAAAACCCGGGTAATGTCACAAAAAACCTATGATTCGATGATGGAATTTATTAAAGCGTTGGGGGATGACGGCGCCGAACCGCTGGGAATCGCCGCGTTAAAAGATGACGGGGAATATACCCCGCCCCAAATCGCTCAAATTAACGCATACGAATCCATCGTTACCGAATACGGGAAATTCGGGCAAGCAATCACCCAATCCCACTATATCCCGGCAGAACTAAACGGGTTTGCTGGTTCGGGGTTGGTTTGTGCAAATTGCGCGTTCTATATGGAATCCGGCCAATGTGAAATCGTCTATGGGAATATCCAACCCGGCGCAATCTGCAAACTATGGGTAATCCCCAATGGGTTGGTTATGGAATCAGCGCCCGCGGATGAAACCCCCATGATGGATATGGATGAGGGTACCAGCGACGAAACCGAAATTAATATTGAAGTTAGCGCGCTGGAAGATCGCAACGCAACCCCAACCGAACGGGCGGAAATGCCGGATTCAAATTTTGTTATTCCCGAAACCCGCAATTTTGTTATTGTAACCCCCGATGATATTCCGGCGGCGGTTTCCAGTTGGGGCCGGTACCAAGGGCCAATTAGTTTTGAAACGTTCAAACGGCGTATAATCGAATTAGCCACGGCCAAGGGTCCCGAGTTTTTCGCCCGGTTGCCCGAATCGTGGAAACTGGAATTAGAGCAACGCAAATCCTACGTTCGGGAATTACTGCAAGTAATGGGGGTTAATCGTGATTAAGGCAATTGGTGAAAACCTCATTATTGGTACCGGCGTGGTATTTGGCGGCGTGGATCTCACCGGGGATAGATTTACCAAAAATACGGATTTTGGCGAATCCCGCTCATTCGTTGGGTTGCCCGTCTATTACGATCACAGTTTGGGCGGATTAAAATCCCAAATCGGGGCGGTAAAACAATGGATTCCTACCGATGAGGGAATAGACGTCGAAATCGAACTGGATCGGCGTCACGCGTACGCGTCCAAGGTTATGCAACTGGTAAAGCGCGGCGCGTTGGGACTCAGTACGGGCGCCCTCCCCCATTTGGTGGTTCGGGAAAATGGGGAATTAAAACGTTGGGTAATTGGGGAGATTTCACTCACCCCGACCCCGGCGGAACCCCGAACCATCACCCAGGCTATAGCGGGCGGCAATGACGGGGAAACCCGGCCGGCCGGGCAATATATTACCGAATCAACCAAAAAGGAATTACCAACCATGTCGGATTTTCAATTCAACGAATCACAGGTTACGGACATTGTCGACAAGCGATTAGGCGAACTTGCCGGCGCTCCCGTTGTTGGCGGCGGTGTATACATGGGGGGCAAAGCGCCCAACGTGAAAAACATCACCAAATTGGGTATGAGCAACGAACCATCCGCCGCATTTTGGCACTGGATGAAAACCGGCGATGAAATCGCCGCCAAAGCAACGCTGGTTGAGGGTACCAGTGCCAACGGTGGCTATATCGCGCCCCCGGAACAATACCGCGACGTTATCGATCGCCGCGACGAATTGAGCATTTTATCGAAGTTGCCAATTCGCCGAATGACGACCAGTTACCAGCGTTTGGACGTTCCCACCCAAGTGGAAAAATCTGATTTTGCATGGACGGCCGAATCGGGCGCATACAATTTCGACGAACCCACATTCGGACAGGCCGCGATCCAAGTATATACCGCGACCCTTGCTATGAAAATTAGCAACCAACTGTTACGCGATGAGAAAGCAAATTTGGAGGCGTTCCTAATTCGCGAAATTTCCCGCGCCGCCGCCCGTAATGTGAATGAATTCATCATTAAGGGTTCGGGGTCAAGCCAACCATACGGGATTTTGACCCGCGCAACCCAAAATGAAGTATTGGCTAGCGCGTCCGGGTTGGATTTTTCGGACGTGGTAAATTTGCAATCCAAAATCCCCAGCGCGTATTTGCAAGACGGGGAATGTGGTTGGATCATGCGCGGTACCACATTGAGCGCAATTCGCGGACTCACTGGCAACATTCCCCAAGCCGGTTTGCTCAATGTAACCCGTGATTCAATCGACGGGTACCCGTTGGCGTTGTCGGATTTCATTGGGGCGTTTGGTACCGGGATTAAACCAATCATTTTTGGTAATTTTGGCTATTATATGTTTGTGGAATCCGTCGATATGGAAATCGCCCGGAACCCCTATGTATACATGGCAAACGGCCAAACCGGTATTTTCGTTACGATGCGCTGGGGCGGTG